TCCATATTACCTGCAGCAGACCACGCACCTTTAGCACGTGCTTCATCACGTAATTTTGCAAGTTCAGCTATATGATTTTCAAAAGTAACTTCGTATTTTCTTTGTAGTTCTTGTCTGAGTTCACCAATGTATTTAACTACCAAAGGATAAAGATTAGGATTACGTAATTCACTAGCTGTTTGTCTTGGTCTAGTTGTATATCCTGCAGCTTCAGCAGCTTGAGTTGCTGTCATTCTACCTTCGTGAGTGACAAACAATTCAGCAAACTTCATTTGTTTGGGTGTTAATTCTTTTGGTCTTCCTCTAGACATACTTGACATATATCGTAACATAACGTACAAGTCAATATGGACGATAATTATGATCCAGGAAGGTATGTGAGAATGAATGAACAAATAGATAAAATAGATCAATTGACTAAACAAAAGGAATATCTGCAAAGACAGTGCAGAAAGGCAGGATCTAAAATAAAAATTTTGGAGAAAGCTTTGAAAGATAAAACACAGTTAGGACTAACAAAAGAACAAGGTGTAGTTTATAAAGGGTTATGAGTTTAAGAACAAAAGAGTTAATGCAAATCCTTGAGAAGTTTAACAAAGGAGAAGTTGGAGGCTATGCAAAGGTACAGATAGTTTCACGTGAGAATAAATGGAGACCAAAAGACATCAAAGAGATAAAATTAGTTGAAAATAAATTAATTGGTGCTACAGAGAAACACCGATTATTTTTATTAGTAGACTAGATGAATTACAAAAAATTAATTATTTTTACACTTGTTTTATACCATTTATTCCTGAATTATTCTGTTCTGTCGCATTACATCGTACGGTGAAATCAGAGACAAAATTTTGGAAATTAGTTAAGCGAAAAACACCTAAAATACAGTGGACAAGACTAGAGTCTTGGGCATCCTTTGGTGTGCCAGATCTATTGGGATACAATGATAAGTGTGGTTTTTTGATGTGTGAGTTGAAGGTTACAAACGACCATAAAGTGACGTTCTCACCGCACCAATTATTGTTTCATCAAACTCATACTAAACGGAATTTTATCCTACTTCAGACCCTCGCTCCGAGGTCTGTAAAACTTTATGAGAGTAAAGAGATTCTTTCTCTACGATCCGATCACCGCGAAGCTCGGTGCTTGGCGCTTGATGACTGGGATCATATTCAACGCTTGTTGCTTGATGATTCGCTTGATGCTTGACGCTTCTGTTGCTTGCTGCTTGAAGCTTCTTCTATATCACAATGTGGGACCGTTTCATCGATAGCTTGCTGCTTGTCGCTTGAAGCTTGACGCTTCGCGTTACGCTGTGCTTCCTTCGCGCGCTTTCGATATTCTTCGTAATACTTTGGATGTTTGAATACGTGCATTAGTGTTTTCCATATGCTATGTTATGAATTGATTTATCCCAGCACGCTCTACAGTCTTTGCATTCGTTGCCCTGATCCGGAGCGGGGCAGGTTCTACCTTCACCGCTTACAACCGTTGACGTATTAGGCCAGCTCGCCGCTGCCTCCTGATCAACCATAGGCATAGAAAATCTAACTGTTAAATTGTCCGGGGCCTTGTCCAGGTATGGTTTCACCCACGCTTCACGCGTTGGTAACCAGTGACTGGTCTCAGGTGTCATTCTACATACAGCAAAAATTTTTAGCAAGTGTTTTAAGTCTTGCACGTCGCCTGAATCGTGCCATCTAAAAAATTTTGATTTTTTAGAATTGATCAGGGCCACCATAGCCCGGACCCATTGCGGTGTTTTAATAGATCTTAATCTCCTGTATTGAGCTGCCTGAACGACTGCAAATACATAACAACCTTTATCCGCATAACAGCCTTCACACGTCGACCCGGTGATGTGCTTGAGCTTGCCGCCAGTTTTACATTCTGCAGCAGGAAGGCCATAGGCCCAGCCTGGCATCTTAGAAGGTTTAGAGAGTCCTCCTACTATTTTTAACGCTTCACTTGTTTTCATATGTTCCTTTCTATATCTTTCTTTTGAATCTATTTTTAACACGTCTGCCCGGTTTGTGCAAGCTTGAAGCTTGTCGCTTGACGCTTAGCTCCCTGAAGAACTTCTTACAGCTGGCAAGATATGCATCCGGCAGCGTGCCGTGGTCCTGAATAAACCACGGCACAAGATCGTTGTGTTTAATCCTCTTCACGTTCAGCCCATCTTTTTTTAGATTCTTCCTGGTCCAGCTTCACCAGTCTCAGGATCTCTTCTAAGGCTTTTGCTATTCTTTTTAACTCTTCACTTTGTTCACTCATACTTTCTCCTTTTGTTATATTTACTTTCTACCATAAAATCCCATAATGTCAACCGCTCGCTGCTTGAAGCTTGGCGCTTGTCACGTTACCTCCTTCGTGGTGACAGCAACAGAGTCGACCACGGTAACGCCAGCCTCTGTTTCAATCCAGACTTTGGCGCCGCAGCTAAGCGGCTTGTCAGGGCTGTACACAATTGTGCAGGGACCATTAACTATAGTCTCGTGACCATAGTCATTTGTTTTATAAGTCTTCACCGTTATGACTGGTTCACGCTTACCGCTCTTCGCATTGCTCCGGATCACGTGTTGGTTTATGTGTATATATTTTTTCATATGTTCCTTTCTGTTAACGCTCAGGTCCGTGCGGTTCTGCGCGCTACGCACGTCTTATGAACCAGTCTTCGGGCCTCATCTAGTTTCAGTTGCCTCCCGTCCTGAGCTGCATTTGCAATAAATGCGTTAATTATATTAATACCATAAAATCCCATATAGTCAAATTCTTTCTTCAAGTTATCCACAAGCTTGCTGCTTGAAGCTTGACGCTTAACTTTTATTTTTATTTTAGAATGCAACTTAGAATCATTCTAAAGTGGCTCCCGGTAGGTCTCACCCGGGATTATTCCTAACGCTGCCGCGCATCGCATCCAAGACCAATGGGCCACTCAGTAACGTGCGCTGTAGGCGGGGCTTTAGTTTGCAACCTTAATCACCCAGTACCCAGTACTCGCGACCTATAGTATAGTGGTTTATACCCACCGCTATCCGTTACTGATACCAGGTCCACTGCACAGCGTAATCGAAGCACAGTTGGACCAGGCATCAGCCCCTCTCATAATCCGATACCTAAAAGGTTCGATCAGCAAGGGACTAACGACTTGGGGTGATGATTATGATGACACCCCAAATCTAATTATTTATCTTAACATAACCAAACAAATAACTTAATTCCCATATAATCCCATTGACATTATTTGTCAATAGTATAAATTAAAAAAATTAACAATTAACAGAAAGGACATTATGTCAAAGATTAGACTAAATACTGAACTACGAAATAAGTTGTTTGGTAAAATAAAAAATGTGTTTGAAGAAGAAAACACTCAAGAGAAAGAGGCATACTTACAAGCAAGAGAGAATGTTGATACAGAATATAAATCAGCATTTGAACTTGCAACACAGATAGTACAACGAGCATATCCAACAGATGATGTTAAAGTATTAAGACACTTTAAACAAAAGTATGGTAGCCCTTGTGATGTTGTTGCCAAAGATAAATGTTTTTATTTTGCTCACACAGAAAATGTTGATGAGGATAATAAAGAAACAGAAACAAAATCTCATTTTGATTTTGGATTGTTTGGTAATCTTACAGGTAGTGAATACTCAAGTGATGAGGGACAACAATTTGCGTATGCTTATTATAGAGATGAGTTGAAAGAAAAAGGGTTAAACCCAGATATTCTTGCTCAACAAAATGATAAGCAAGATAATCCATATAAGACCAAACATATAGACGCAAATAATAAAGCACTTGGTTTTTCATCAAGCTATCATTCTGAAAACAATACAGGAACGACCAAAGCATTTAATGATAATTTTTTATTAGATGTAATTGGAACTTCTTATTGTCGTTCAAGAACTATCGCTTGTACTAAAGATGAGTATGAGAGATTAGAACAATGGCGAGTTGCTAAATCTCAATTAGTATCAACTCATCAAAAGTGGATTGATAGTATCACTAAACAATGTGATGAGTTAAAGATTGGATTGAAAGCATACAGATATATGAGTGAGGCAATAGAACTTGCAACTGCACTTGGTATCAAGATTGATGAGGCAGAATTAATTAGAACTAACTCAACAGGCTTAACAATCTATAACCCAACAAATCTTGCTGAAAGAATAAAAGGTATGAAAAATAAACACCAATCAAGAGAGGCTAAAATATTGGCAAGAAAACAATATGAACAATCAATGAATTAATTGATTGACAATGTATGGGAATTGCTATAAATTCCCATACATAAACAGAAAGGATAAATATGATAAAAGATAAAACATTTAGAATAACTTACACAAAATCAACAGGGGAAGAAGTGACAAGGTTTGGTAAGTTTGATGACAAGTCAAGATATTGGACAAGTAAAGTTGGAAAGGCTTTATTAACTTATTTTGATTTAGACGCAAAAGGATATAGAACTGCAAGTGGCAGTTGGAAAGTGAGGTACTAATATGGACGCATTAATTATTTTAACTGTATGTGTTGCAGTTGTATATGTGGGGTTATTTGTATGAGCGATTATGTTTGGTGTCACGGACCGAGTTGCCACTTAAATCACACAGTTGATAGGGTGCGAGGTAGTAAAGGCAACAAGGTCCTAAGAACTAGAAAAATAAAACTGCACCCAGAATATATAAATATGTATTCTTATTTCTGCAGTAATGGTTGTTATAATGACTTTGCAAATAAATATATTGAGCAAGTTATAAACATTGCACCGAGGAACGAGCCATTAGAAACACCGATTGAAAGAGTTGAGAAAACAACTCACACAACTAATTGGGGGCATACTTATACAAATACAAGGATTATAACTGTTGACAATCCAGAATAGTCTATGCTATATAATCCCATATAACAGAAAGGAAAATATGACTAAAAAAATAAAAGACGAATATATGCCAGGCGGTGCGAGAAGACAGGAACTGTTGGACAAGGCAGTTGATTATCTTAGAACACCTGGACAAACTCAAAACATTAAGCACGAGTTTTGTATTAAGTATCTTAAGATGACCGAAACGGAATATCTTGAGGCACTTAACAAAGCAACTAATGGCGAGTTAGTGAGGTCTTTATGGAACTAAAAATTATCAACACAGTAGAAGATGAGCCGACTTTAGAGTCGGCTCAAGAGTTTGTTGGCGGTATGGTTCAAGGTATAGAATTCCCAAACGGGGATTATATGATTATGAACGAAGAAGGTAAGCTTATGGGTTTACCTGTCAACGAACCCGCAACAAAGTTATGGCGTAAATCTTTTACAAAAGATAAATACATATTTGGTTATGATGATTGGGTAGCCGGCCCAGTTATACTAATCAAAAAGCACGCGCTCAAACGTTGGGCCGCGTAGCCTTTCTGAATGGCGCGCCTAACGGCGCGCCTGCTCCCATACAATAGAGGTACCAAACCAATCTCAAATATAGCTTGATGCTTGTGGGCCCACCCACCCAAATAAAAAAAGGGATCCTAAGCTCGACCCTTTACTGCTTGATTTAGACGGTCATTCAGGTTAAAAAGTAAATGGGACTCCTATATGAACCTAGACAAAATAAATTTAGAAAAATTACCTGCTGACGTTCGAAAAGAATTTATGAAACTAGCCATTCGGTTAGGAGAAAAGAAAAAAGAGTCCCAGATCCATTCTGATTTTTTAACTTTTGTAAAACATATGTGGCCTGAATTTGTAGAGGGGTCCCATCATAAAATTGTTTCTGAAAAATTTAATAAATTAGCAACGGGCGAAATAAAAAGATTAATCATTAATATGCCTCCTAGACATACAAAATCTGAATTTGCAAGTACCTTGCTCCCCGCTTGGATGATAGGTAAACATCCAGATTTAAAAATTATACAATCTACTCACACCACGGAGCTCGCTGTTCGATTCGGTAGAAAAGCAAAAAATATAATTGACAGTGAAGAGTATAAAAAAGTTTTCAAGACCACCCTCCGCGAAGACTCAAAAGCTGCTGGACGTTGGGAGACTAACTCCAAAGGTGAATACTTCGCTGCCGGTGTTGGTGGTGCAATCACCGGACGAGGCGCGGATCTTCTAATCATTGATGATCCGCACTCGGAGCAAGATGCGTTGAACGCGCAAGCACTAGAGCGTGCCTATGAATGGTATACATCAGGTCCACGTCAGCGTTTACAACCAGGAGGAAGAATTGTTTTGGTTATGACGCGATGGAGTCAAAAGGATCTAACTGGTAAACTATTACAGGCACAAAAAGAATCAAAAGCAGACCAATGGGAAATTGTAGAATTTCCTGCAATACTACCATCAGGTAAACCGGTATGGCCTGAGTATTGGAAATTAGAAGAACTTGAAGGAGTCAAAGCTTCTCTATCGATTGGTAAGTGGAATGCACAGTGGATGCAAAATCCAACGAGTGAGGAAGGATCAATCATTAAACGAGAATGGTGGCAAACTTGGGAGAAAGAACAGATGCCTCGCTTACATCACGTTATACAATCCTATGATACTGCTTTTATGAAAAAAGAATCTGCCGATTATTCTGCAATTACTACGTGGGGAGTATTTTATCCATCAGAAGATAGTGGTCCTAATTTAATATTATTAGATGCAGTTAAAGAAAGATTTGAATTTCCTGAGTTAAGACGGGTTGCAATGGAGCAATATAATTACTGGAATCCTGAAACAATTATTATAGAATCTAAAGCTTCGGGCTTGCCTTTAACGTACGAATTGCGTAAAATGGGTCTCCCGGTTGTAAATTTTACACCGAGCAGGGGCAATGATAAGCACACTAGAGTTAATGCGGTTGCACCCTTATTTGAATCAGGCAAAATTTGGGCCCCAGATTTAAAGTTTGCAGAAGAAGTGATAGAGGAGTGCGCTGCGTTTCCATACGGTGACCACGATGACTTGGTCGATAGTATGACACAAGCAGTAATGAGATTTAGACAAGGAGGATTTATTGAACACCCTGAAGACGAACAGGATCAAGATTTACCTCAGACGGTTAAGGAATATTACTGATGAGTAAACAACAGATTATTTTAAAAATTATGGACGGCGCCCGACGTCTCGGGATCCGACCATCCGATATCCTCGGTAAAGGTACCAATATATTTAGATTCCCAAAACAAGGTGATATTAATCCGTTTGATCCAAATATGTTAGTTGCAATGAAACAGTTTGGTCAAGACTCGGTTACCAAAGCAAAAGAAAAATTAGCCGATGGTCTTCGTTATCTTACAACCGAAAACGAAATGAATCTTACAAATTATTTAAATAACTTAAATGATTTTTTAAGAATGGGTAAAGGACAAGAGCCAATCAAAGAAGGATTGGCTGGCACAAAGACTGCAGATGTATTCGATATACAAAATAAAAAATTGTTAACCGGTAAAGAAAAAGAAACATTAGAACAAACTCAAGGACTCGCTCCTGGTGTTGATCCAGAATCCACTATGGGTCAAATACAAAATATTGGTAGAGGACTAGAAGAATTTTTAGATCAAGTTCAAGGTATTGATCCTGCAACCAGACGTAAATTAAATCAAGAAAAAATAAATCAAGTCATTAAACAAGTAACCGATGTCGGCGGATCGATGGACGATGCAAGAGATCTATTAAGTAAAACTACAAGTTTAGATATTTTATTAGAACAAACATTACCAAGATATGTTAAAGCAAAAAATTTAGGAGCTAAAACAAAACCAGAAATAGAGATGATCGAAGAAGCAGAAGATTCTTTTGATGTTTATAAAGATAGACCAGAAAAACTTGAAGAACATTTTAAAGAATTTTATACACCAAGATTAATCATCTCTAGAATAGAAGATTCGATAGCAGAAAATTTAAGACAAACTGGAAAGTTTACTGATGATGAAATCGATAACTTAACTATTTATGGTAATGTTGATAAATCTAATCCAATTAAATATTTAGAAGATATGAAAGAAACATTAGGGGATGTGGACTATGATTTAGATACAACCGTTTATAAAAATTATGCAGATGAATATATTTACGGCACAGAAAAATATAACGAAAGAGTAAAAGGTATTAAACCAAAAGTTGATGACGAAGACTTTGATCTTGAAAAAGGTTTAAACGATTTAGATGAATTTAATGTTACTAAAGATGCTGCAAGGGCTAAGAAAATTTTAGATGATTTAGATGACGAAGAACCATTCGCGAACGGCGGACGGGTTGGATTTAGTTTAGGGGGTGGTGTTAAAGGTAAAGCAATACAAGGTATCTTAAATTTAATCCGATCAAAGTATGGCCAAGAAGCAATAGATACTTTAGAGAATTTATACAGTTCTGGTAAATTAAAATTAAATGATATTAAAAAACAATTTTTAGAGGATCGCGAAGCGGTAAAAGGTTTTGAAAAAAGACAAAACAAAACACGTGAGTTAACTGATGAAGAATATGAAGATTTTGTAGAAGAATTAGGTGGAGAAGATTATTTAGAATCTTATAATTTTGATGGAACAGTTGGTGATGCAGAAAGAATTTTAAAAGAACAAAAAGATTATGAAAATTATATGTATGACCAATATAAAACTGGTAAACTTGATCCACAACCAGGAGATACTGGTAGAGAAAGATTTGAATATTTA